AGGCATCATAAGTAGGGAAAAAGTCTTTATTTTGGTATTTATAAAGCGCATCATAGCAGGTCAGCTTTTGATAAGAGCGATCCCTTACGGTTTCAACCGACTCGACATAACCTGTAAAAAGAGCATTGTATGAACCATTATCAATACGGATATCAACTTCGATTATTTTATTCTTAAGCTGATATCCCTGATTTCGTATTTCTATGCTAAATCGGTTTGATATACATCCGACTACACTTAATTCGCCATTTCCATCAAAGATTGCCTCTTCCAATGTCATGGATTCGGCATATATATCCTGGTTGAAAATGGCATGGCTTATTTCTGGGAAATATAATCGTATTCCTTTCTTATATTGCCCAGACATATATTTGGCTTTGTCTGAATCTGAATAATTAAGCGCCATATCAAGGCTCCTCTACTGTGACCTCAAATACTTCAAAGACATCGTTCCATGCAGAATCGCGCTTTCTCACGGGCTCAAAATCCAAAAACACATTTCTGAGCGTCTGCAGTGATGCTACCGTGTTATTGTTTGCCTTAAGCTGCACCGGGTAGCTGTTATCGTTTGTTTTCGCTGACGCAAGAGCCGTCAGAAAGGTCTGCAGGTCCGTCTCTGTCTTGAAGAACATCTGGAACTTGCCCTGCAATTTTTTTGCAACTACATCCCGGTGCTTTTTCTGCCCGCCGTCTGTCCATTCCTGATATATGTCTTTAAGGTTGACCTGATATCCCTCGGCAATTACATGAGAGGAATAATCAGTCGTATTTAATTTAAAAATAGCTGTATCTGCTGCCATATTATGTACTCCTTATCCCAGTGCGCTCACACCGTTTGCCTTGCGGAATTTGTTATTTTCATTCCGTATAAGGTTAAATAAGCCGTGCGCATCGGGTGAGAGCTCAAAGCCGCTGTCCTTTATCGCCTGCAAAATCAATGGCAGGTATTCTGTCAGAATCGATACCTCGCCATTATCGCCGCCCACATTGACAATACCGCTCTGTAAGCTCGGAGTCATGGCATCTGCCGTTTCCTGTATCATCTGATAGTTGGGATCCACCATCGCACCCTTAACCATGTCATCCACAGCCTCATTGACGCTGTCCGCATTGGCCTCGATACCGACTGCCACGCCCTCCGGGATCCACTGACCAATCTCGTCCGCAAAAAGCTTGGAAGGTGACCCGATCTTGAAGAATCCCTTGACCTTATCGACAAGTTTGCCGCCGAGCTCAGTGACAGAGCTTACAAGGTTATCCCAGTTTTTCTTGATGCCTTCCCAGAGTCCATTGACAAGCTCCTTGCCTGCTTCCATCAAGTCACCAACACAGGCGATAAGACCTTCCACAATGGCTGCTATGATCTCCGGCAGTCGAGCAATAAGCTCCGGCAGGCTTTCAATAAGTCCTGTCGCAAGCGATATAATAATCTGTACCGATGCCTCAAGGAGCTGAGGCAGGTTATTGATAAGGCCCTCAACAATAGCGATTATGATCTCAGGGAGCCGCTCAATAAGTTGAGGTAAGGCATTCACAAGGCCCTCTGCAAGTCCTGTGATGATCGCGATTGATGCTTCGACCAATTTATCTATATTCTCGATAAGTGTGTCCACGATCGTGAGCATTGTGTCCACTATTGTCGGGATAAGCTCAGGTAATGCATCCGCAATACCAAGGGCAAGCTGTAAAATAACCTCAAGGCCAACCTCAACAAGTTGCGGAAGCAATTCGATTAGGTTTGTGCCTATCTCACCAACCAATTGAATAAGGGAAGGCAAAAGCTCCGGGATCGCATCAAGGATTCCCTGAGCAAGTGAGCTGATAAGCTCAGGAGCCACTTCCATAAGCGCTTCGGCAAGTGTAGAAAAACCATCAATAAGCTGTGGCAATGCTTCTGAGATATTTCCAACAATGCCCTGTATACCTTCGATAATCTTTTCTTTGGCACCCTCCTCGCCGACGACAAGGCTTGATAATCCATCCATCACCGATGTGAAGGAAGGAAGCATTTCTGCCATAACTGAATTTTTTACACCCGCAAAAGATGTTTGTAGATCCTGTAATGAATCTTGAAAAGCTGCCGAATTTTTGACCGCCTCATCTGACATTACACCGCCGAGCTCATGCACCCGGTCACGCATTGCCTGGGTATCTTCTGCTGATGTATTGAGCAGGGCCCCGAGCTCTGTCGCACCTTTTCCCAGCAGCTTACCCGCGAGGTAAGTCCTCTGGGTATCATCTTCGACATTCTGCAAGCCTGCGATCGTCGCCTCGAAGATCTGCTGCTGATTCATGTTCTTGAGATCCTTCTCGGTGATGCCGAGCTCCTTGAATGCCGCATTTCCTGTCTCAGCAGCATTAGCCAAGGTCTTCATGGATGCCTTCATCGTATCCATGCTCGTGCCAGAGTGTTGCATTACAGCATCCCACTCCTGATATGCCTCGGCTGTAAGTCCCATCTTTTGAGACATCTTGTCGATATGATCGCCATATGATGCCACACCTGCTGCCGCGCCTGTCAATGCTGTACCTGCACCGATTGCGGCTGTACCGATACCCGCTATAGCTGCAGCCCCGGTCTTTAATACGCCACCCATTGCAGAGCTAAACTTGCCGCCTGCCGACTTTCCTGCTTCTGATGCTTCGTTTCCCAGTACATTTGACAGGCTTCCACTTATGCCTTCAGCAGAAGGAACTATCTGGACATATGCTTTTGCCAATTCTGTTGCCATATGCTATACCCCGAATAACTCAGCCCTCTTACGCTCGAATGCTTCTATCGAGTCAAAGTGCTGATATAAAGAATCCTGTTGCCGTCCTTCAAGTGTTCCGAGCACTAATTTGGGCTTATTTATGCCCTTTGCGCCGTCCTCTGTTTTTGACCACAACAGGAGTGATAATCTATCAACTATACCCGCAAGCATAAGCTGTTCCATAGTAAGCTTACGGTCTGTAATTTTCCTCTTAATCCGACTGTCCTCTGATAAGCCGGAAGCGAGAACTGCCACCAGTGTGGGTGGCAGTTCTCGGTACCTTAGAACATGATAGGTTTCAGCCAGATCACATATAAGAGAATCCTCGTCGAGATTGATTATCCCTCCGAGGATTGCGAGTTTTTTATTTCGCTTGAAGTCTTTATGATCTCCACCATCGTCGCAGATACTTCCGGGGATGGGATATACCCATCGTTACGGTCCGCGATATGCTTTTTCAGCGCATCAAACTGATCTCCGAGCACTATCTTGACGAGATTCATAAGTCCGCGGATCTGATCCGATTCGTCGTCAGAATCTGCCATGCTGATCGCTTCGACCAGGCTCCAATCTTCTAATATGCGTTCATCAACAGTGAACTCAAAGCCACTGCTTGTTTTTCCTTTAATCATGTTCTACCTCCGCCTTTTAAATCGTTTTAGGTCGTTACTAACGGCCTCTTCTTGTAAAGATCATAGTGGGTATTGCCGTCTGTATCAGGTATACCCGTGATGGTACAATCGTACGAAACGAGATCCTTTGAAGAGTAGATCGTATCGCCTCTCTCAGTGATCTTGCCGTCAGGTACAATCTTCCTGTGCATGGTGTCATCGTTCATAATCATGTCGAATATCCATACATAAGGAGTGGGCTCATCGCTGTTACTCTTTACGGTCATGCCGGTACTGAGATCGCCTGATACGTTTCTTTCGCCGTATACAGTCGCCTGCACATCCTTATTGAGAACCTCGATAAACTTAAACTTAAACTTATCGGAATGATCGGTCTGAATGGTCAGAACCGTATCACCGCCAAATGCCTTTTTATCCTCAGATGTCTTATTGTCACTGTTGGTAACACCGTCCTCGGCTAAGTAACCGAGGCAAGTCCATGTCGCGGGATCCAAAACGCTGTCTGCTGTCGTAGGCAGTGTGGTTCCCTTGGGCGCGCGATAGAGACACCCGGCAGGAGTAGGCTTTGCGGCTGATGTATAATTAGCAGTCTGTGACATAATCTTTTACTCCTTCGTATAATGTGTAATATCGAAGACCGCCTGATATCGCGGTTTCTTCGTTGCTGTGTCTGTATAGTTATAATCGCTGTTCAGTGACACATCGGTGACCTCGCTGAGGGCAACTGCACCGAACATGGCCCTCTTGACGGCCTCATTAAGTGTCATTGCCTCAAGGGTTGACTTGCCATAGCTCTGAACCGCGAATGTGGCATTGAAAAGTCGGTCATTCTGTCGTGAGCCTGTCTTTTCGATAAACACAAAAGAATCAGGCATTCCCTGCCTAATCTCGTTGGTCACTTGCGTGGGGCTTAATGCTGTTTTGAGATAATTAAGTATTGATATTTCAATCATTAGTACACCGCCTTTAACAGTCCGTTATTCTCTGACGCTTCGTCATAGCTCGCGATCACCGATACATTGCATCGATTCACACCAACATAAGCCGATAACTCCGTTTCGCCGCCATAATTCCCCCTGATACTGTTTGCAACTTCCATGCACGCACTCATGATCTCAGGAGAGCGAAGCAGCTCCCGGACACCGTCACTATTCAATTCAATCCGAACCTTATCAGCCATCGTATCTCTCCACAAATACCTTTTTATTCCATAAGAGCGGGATATTGGCCTCGATGCCTTCCTGTTCTGCAAAGCAGTGAAAGTCCTTACCAAAGAATGTGACTGTATTCTCAAGCCACACATTTGCATCACCCTTGGGAATGCCCAGAGTGTATACTTCTTTGGTACCTTCGAGCCTCGAGCTGTCGATCAGGTCATCTGCTGTGGTAGGAGCCACAAGCACATTGCTGACAGTCGTATCTGCCGTGCTATACACGGGATTACCTGCCTCGTCATCAGATGTATGTGTTCTGACATGTAAAACTACATCAATTCCCTTGATTCTCATAGAACTCGATCACCCCATATCTTTGCCGCTTAATTCCGAGCCTCTTAAGGTCGTTTTTCATGATTGCATTGGATATACCGCCGCCCGGTACCGCATAAGTACCGCTCCATGAATAACCAAGGCCCGACTGTGACTCTTGTGTCATTGGATCGCCGTCTGTTGACTGCCTCAAGACTCTTGCGACAATGTCAACAGTAACCATCTTTGCAACAGATGCAAGAGAGGTATCTGCCGCGATCATATCGTCGAGGTTTTGACCAACTCTGGAGGCCTCTTCGCGTAGAGCATCGCATACGAGCGGGATGAGTTTCCCGGCCTTGGTCTGTTCTTCCTGCGTCAGGGGCCGCCACAAATCAATCACATCTTGTACTGTTGCAAAATCGCTCATTTCTTGACCGCCTTTCTTGCTGTGGTCTTTTTCTTAGGAGCTTCTGCTATCTCAATATCATCGTCAGGCTCTGCCTTAACCTGTTCAGCAACAGATGTGGGAGATATCTTCTCCCACACCTCGCTATTGCCAAATTCTGATGCTATCTCAAGCATTGCGCCTGTTTTCTTGTTACGATATACGTTCATTAGGTCGTAATAACAGGAGTGCCATCCTTGCAAACCAGGCAGAACGCATTAGCGTCAAGGATGCCCCATCCGATCCATGCCTCAGACCTAAGCAGAACCTGATTTGCCTGCTTAAGATCGTAAGAACCACCATCAGGATTACCATATTCAATAACCTCGAGAGGTATCTGCTTTGAATATCCCCAGCGGAATGCTTCAAAATCACCAACAAGCGCCCTGTCATTTGAGCCGCTTGCTGAACCAATAGTGATGTTGGAATCAACCTTAATACCGCCAAGATCAGAAGTATTACCAAACTGGAACCCGGGATATTTGAAACCATTTGCCGAATTGGTCATTGCACCGATTGCGCTTCTCATGATAGGAGCTATTGCAATACCTGAAGGTGCATATTCGTTTGTTTCAAGAACAGCTATTGCTGATTCAAGGTTTGCGTCAGGAGTCGAACCATTATAAGTGATTGCTGTTGCTGCACACTTATAGTCAAAATAGTTATCTCCGATCGTGCCAGATGCAAGATTGCCTGTCCTGGGATCAACACCATGAATAGCCATCTTATCAAGACCTGCTCCGACCTTCTTAGCAAATCCTTCTGAGAATGCACGAAGAACATTAAGCTGATGCTCCTCTGATGCTGTCATAAACTCATCAGAAACACGGCTCTGATATACAACCTTTATAGGCTTAACAGTGACAGCCGTAATTGTTGCATCACCGGCAGGCTTGGGGCCGTTTTCGCCAACGATCGAGATATCATTATCAAAATCAAATGTAAAAATATCCTGGCCTGTAAAAGGAACAGGCTCCTGACCTGATAACAGGGCAAGAGAGCTGTGGCCCTTAACCTTGCTGAACATTTCCTTTACCAACTCTTTAGGGAAGAGTGAACCCATACTTAATGCTGACATAATTTTCTCTCCTTATACTTTTGTCATTTTCTGCAACATTGAACGGAGTGCGGCATCCTTTGTTGCCTCCTTTGTGTCTACAATCTTCGCCTCGGGATTTGCGAGTGGTGCTGTTTTTGTACCAACCAATTCCTTAAGCGACTCTGCACTCTTGCGGATCTCATCCGCATCTGAACCCTGCAAGAAGTTGACAGCCTCAAAAGATAAGCCAAGCTCGTGTGCGATCTGCGTTTTTGCCGAGTGCAGCTCGTATTCTTTGATCTTTGCATCACGTTCTGCCAAGCTCTTGTCAAAGCTTTCCTTCTCTTCTTTTGCTGTTGTCAGTGCTTGCGTCAATTCACTGATCTGCTTCTGAGCATCGCCTGTCTGCGCCTCAAGTTTTTTGTTAAGCTCCGCGATCTGGGCTTCATATTTACCCTTTTCACGTTCCAACCTTCCCTTGATAGCTGCATCAAACTGCTCCTGCGTTTCAATTGTTTTAAATTCTTCTGCCATCTTTTTGTCCTTTCCCACGTTTCCGCCGTGTATGCGTAATTTTTTGTATTAAAAAAGCACCCGGTAGGATGCTTTAATAATTGATTTTCTGTTTTTTCTTTTCCTTATACTCATTAGCTGCCCAGTGCGCCAAGATGACGCTGTCAAGCAGTGCAATTTCTGTGTCGGGAGTGAGCGACTTATAACCAAAACCTCCATTTGAACCGATTGCACGCTTCTCGCAATTCGTAGCCGAGTATACAAGCGATGGCTGCGCCTTATGACATAAGGTCGAATTTTCAAGGGCCTGCTCGAAGAGCGCATTTGCGACTATGATCTCACCCACCCTTGGAAGGATTGGTTTGACCTTAATCTTTGCGTCCTTCATAGCTTCCTCGAGAAGCTTCTGACCATTCGCACCATCAACGACTACACCGCCCAAGTCTTTCATCTGACTGATAATACCCATGATCCAATCGTTACCGATTCGAGCCGGGCGACAATCGATACACTCAGCGAAGATCCTGCCATCCGTAGTCTTAAATGCAATTGACACGGCTGCATTTGCACCATCAATGCCATACTTGATACCGAGGAACTTCTTGCTTGCTCTCTCAGGTACACTTGTGACTTCCAGTGCAAGCCATTCGGCCTCTGAAATGACCGATTTCTGATTGTACTTAATCCACAGGCCAAGCCTCTGGATGTTGTAATCAATTTCGTCGGTCTTATCTTCGTTCTTGATCTTACGCTCGGTGAGCTGATATCCCAGGGCGGGATTGCACAGGTACCATAAATCGATATCATTAACATCTGATTGCTGGTCAACCGACCATTCAGCCCAACCAACTTCGTCAGCACTGCCCATAAGGCACGAGTCTCTAAGTTTGGGGAAGACCGTACCTTTGGACACTGCCGTGGGGGGAGTACCACACAGAATAATCTGCGGATTAGGGCTATCCGAAACCACATATTGTAATGTGCTCTGTTGGTCGTCTGTATATTCCTGTGCTTCGTCTATAATTAGAAGGTCGAACCCCTCGCCGAGCCCTCCTGCAGATGTCCTTGTTCGGAAATCTACAGAACCACCCGTGTCGAGGAGCGTGATCCTTTCTAATCCGAATTGTTTTGAATAGGTATAGGAGTTTACATAGACCTCATTTTGTTTTGGTCTTAATACTTCCTGATACCCTTTATCCTTTAATAAAGCCGCAAGTCTTTTGGATGCAGAGCTTGATGTCGTCGTCCTGTGTGCGGTATGACATACACGCTCGCCTATTGACAGCCCATATAATTCGCGGATGGTCAGGATCTCGCCTTTACCATTCCTTCGAGGTACCTCATAGCCAAACTTCGGATGAGTCCATAGGCCGTCTTCATTGACTGCCAGTATGTTGTCAATCAGTAATGTCTGCCAAGGTTGCGGCTCTCTTCCTGTCTCTGCATATAGAGCACAGGCTTCCGGGCCTTTTGATTCTGTATAAGGGAGCACGACGGAGTGCGTGGGAGTCTGATTACCGTACCTGGTAGCCATTCTCCTTTACCTCCTTTATGCTCTTACAAATGCGCGACCTCTTGGCCGCATTTTGCCTGATGTACCGCCGCCTCTGATCTCTAATTCACATTGACAGCCTTCATGCCGGGAAAATGCTTCGTTATCTTCAGCCTCCCGGTACCCGTTATACGTTCCCTCGCGTTCTTTGCACCAATCACATGCTGTAGCCTCAGCCTTTCGGATCACTACAATACCGACACCGCTGTTTTCCATGAACTCTGCGTTCTTTTCAACATGATGATCGCCAAAATGATTGACGAGATTCTTTATCGGTTCGATAAAATACTCGACATTATCTGCAAAAACCCCGTTTGTAATCATATCGATGAGGCCATCGACCCGGTCCATCTGTATCGGGGGCCTCACGGGCTTGATTCCGATGCCCATCTTTGCATTATTGACTGCCTGTATTTCGTCAGCCACATCAGATACCATCTTATGA